TTACGGCACCGTCCTTTTCCTCGCCTCCACCATCAGCGTCGCGGAGGGCAGATCCACGCTGAAGCCAGTGACGTTGCGCGCGACGACGCGGACGGTGTTGTTGGTCCATACATGCCCTGCCACCTGCACGAAGCGGCTCGATGTGGCGAGCGCGGCGCTGCACAGATCCCCCGGCCGCGCGCCGGGCAGCGTCACGTCGAACAGGTGCTCGGCCCCGGGCGCGAGGCTCGGCAGGTCCACCTCCACCTCCGCGACGAAGCTCCGTTGTCCGGAGTTCGGCATCGTCGGCGTGCCGTTCAGGATGGTCGGGGCGGTTTCCGGCAGCCCGAAGAGGCGCAGCGCCTCGAGCTCGATCACCCCGTCGAAGCCGATGATGCCGATCTGCGCGAAGGCCACGCCGGGGCCAAAGCGCAGCGTCATGCGCCGGTTGAGGTTGGCGTCGTCCATCGGCGCGCCGGCGTTCCAGCCCTTGGCGGGCGCGTTCCACAGCATCGTGGTGAGCGAGGCGAGCAGGTCGCCCGGCAGGTTCTCGCGGATCTGGCCCGCGGCGTCGAAGCAGCGGGCAAAGAGCCGCCCGCCGGCGGCGCCGGAGACGAGCCAATGGGCGAGGGCGAACTCCTTCGCCTGGGTGACGTCCAGGACCCAGCCGAGGCCGCGGTTGGCGGCGAGCTGCACGCCGCGCGCGGTCGGCGTCAGGCCGGTCAGCCCGTTGAAGCAGAAGTCCGCGATAAGGGTGGCCGCGGTGGTGGAGGTGGCGATGGTGCACAGCCCCTCGACGCCGATCTCGGTGGCCGAGTGCCGGAAGGCCTTGGCGCGGACGTTCTCCACCCCGGCCAGGTAGCGGGTGAAGCGCGAGGCCGGCGCGCGGTGGCGGTTGATGACGGCGTTGCCGCAGCGGTTGGCGGTCGGGGTGTAGTCGATGCCGACCAGGTATGTGTTGGTCCAGGCCACGTCGTACTCGCAATCCTGGGCGCCGGCTGTGTGGCGGGCGGCGATGGGCGAGCAGGCCTCCATGCGCATGTTCCGCGCGATGATGGCGGAGCCTGAGGTCTGGTTGAGGAAAGGGATGGCGAGGTTGGACCCCGCCTGACGGAGCTCGAAGTTCGGCGCGTCGAAGACGTGCCGGTTGTGGTTGGTGTAGGCGCCCGGCTCGTTGCCCAGTCGGATGCCGTAGCGGTCCTGGGCGGCGTTCACCCCGGTCGCGCAGGCGAAGTGCCCGCCGTAGTAGCGGACCGAGGTATTCCAGGCCGTCGCGGTCGCGCACCATATGTCGAGGCCGATGCGGCAGTTGACGATGCGCCCCAGCATGAAGGTGCTGTCCTCCACCCCGCGGCCGTCGCCCAGCGTGCGCATGCCGATGGTGAAGCCTTCCACCCGCCGCAGCTCGATCTGGCTCGCATCGACGTTCCGCACGGTGATGCCGATATCGGCCTCGGAGGACCAGTCGGACTGCGTGGCGCGGATGACGTTCAGGCCCGTGTAGAGCTTCTCGCCGTTGCGCGTGGTGCCGCCGTCCCCGAGGACCAGGACCGAGGTGGGCGCCGAGCCGGTGTAGCGGATGGCGCCCTGCATGATCAGGCCGCGGGCGGCGCCCGGCAGGGTGACGGTGCCGGACACGTTCCAGGTGCCGGGCGGGATGACCGCGAACTTCTGATCCGTCCCCGCGCGGTCGAAGCAAGCCTGGATGGCCGTCCGATCGTCGGCCACGCCATCGCCGAGGCCGCCGAAGTCGTTGGGAAGGACCGCCTCGCGGTCGCGCAGATACTTGGCGAGGTCGTTCTTGTTGACGGCCGTGTTGAGGACAAGCAGGTCGTCGATGCGTGCGGGCATGCCGATATCCCTACAGCGCGGTCGCGGTGACGGGGCCGATCAGGGCCGACAGGTTGCCCTGCGGCGAGACGCCCCGGAGCCAGAACCAGCGCGCATCGCCGGTGGCGAGCCCGCTGCGCGTCCATGGCAGCGCGGTGATCGTCGCCTGCAAGGCCGCGGCCGAGAGGTTGTTCGAAGCCGCCTCGAAGACCTGCACCCCCGTCACGCCGGACGGGTAGCTGCCGGTGATCTGGATGCCGCCCGCGACGCCGGTGGCGGCGAGGCCGGAGGGCGCGTTCGGGATCAGCGCCTCGCGCCATCCCGACACCGCGCCGCTCTGCGCCCGCGCGCGCACCCGAAAGGCTGTCGGCTCGCCGGTCGGGAAGACGACATACAACGCGCCGGTGCCGGCCACCACGGCAAGCCAGAACCCCACCGAGGCGGGTCGCGCCTCGACGTCGTAGCCCGCGAGATGCGCCGAGGGCACCGCCGCCCAATCCACGCCGAGCGCAACGAAGACCGGCACGGTGGGCGTGCCGACGATGATGGAGGCGGGGCTCGCGATGGTGCCCGGGCGCGGCAGCACGACCGAGGGGCTTTCGCCCGTCGCCCGCTCATCGACCGCCGGGTTCCACTCCCACACGGCGGCATCCTCCTCCGTGAGCGTCAGGTCGATGCCGCCCTCCGGCGCGAAGCGCCATCCCGTGATCCGCGCGGGGAAGGGCTCGATGCGGTCGATGGCGACCATCACCGCGTCCCAGGGACGGAAGCGGAGCGCGGATAGATTGGCCTGGATGCTCACGGTCCGCTGGCGGCGGTTCCGTTCGAGCTCGATCTTCATGAGGCGCTGCGCCGTCGCGGGCGATGTGGTCAGCGCGAAGTCGAGATCGCGGTAGATGGCCTCGCCCCCGTCCTCGGCGACATAGTTCGCGGCCAGCAGCGGCGGCGCGTCGGTCGGCTGCCAGTTCTTCGCAGGGTCCACATAGACCCCGCGCACCCCGTTGAAGAGATCGCGCCGGGAACGGCTGCCGATCACGCTCACGTCGCCGCGCAGATCGCCCGCCGTGATGGAGGAGGCGGGGATGGCCGGGGCGCCCGCGTGCATGATGAAGCGCCCGCCCGAGACGACCAGTGTGCCCGCCATGGCGGCGAGCAGCTTCCGCGTGATGGCGATCTTGCCCTCGCGCAGGGAGACGCGCCCGTTGACCGTGTAGCGGCGCTCTGCGGTGCCGTCGCGACGCCCGACGATCTCGTCGCAGATGTTGGCCGCGGCCATCACCGAGGGAATGTCGATCTCGTCCCAGGACGCCCGCCAGCCGAAGGGCGCGGTCAGATACCATGCGAGGCAGAGCGCGGCGTTGTCCGTCCAGCCGAAGCCGCCGGTGCGCGGATCGTAGATCGTATCGGCCCCCTCGACGATGGCGGCCATGTTCGGCGGCCCGGAAGGAAAGGCCTCGGGGCGCATCTTGAGCCGGACGGCGATGTAGGCCCGGCCGCGCCCGCGGTGATCGGCGGTCCACTTCCCGCCCGTCTCGGCGACAAGGTTCGCGTTCGCCGCCTGATCGGGGTCGCCCAGATGACGGTCGATCCGGACCAGCCCGCTGAACACAGGATCGGCCTCGGACTTGTCCGCGAGGAACACCTCGCCGATGGAACGGACGCGGTGCCCCGCCAGGACGACCACGGCATGGAAGTAGCCGTCCTCCCGCCCCTCATCGTCGGTGGCGCTGTGGATGAAGACGATGGGGCCGCTGACCTTCGCGCACCCGAAGACGATCTGGTGCTCGGTGATCGCCTGCCGGAAGGACTGCGTGCGGGTCTGGGCCTCGACGGCGGTGCTGGTAGTCCCGCCGCTCGTGTCGTTGAAGTTCGCGCTGCTGGCGGCGCGCGGCGAGGAGAAGATGGCGCCGCCGATGACGGAGACGGCGATGGCGGCGCCCGCGCCGACCAGGGCGCCGATGACGCCGCCGCCGACCGCGGCCGAGCCGACCGCGCCAGCGATCACCGCGACGATGGGGATGGCGGCGGGCATGAGGGCTCCTCGCGGCATCGCGACCGAAGGCGCCGCTGGGGTTGGAACATCCGGCCGGCCGCGCTGCCGCGAGGGTGCCGTCAGCCGATCCTCCAGGCCGCCGCGCAGGAGGCGGCGGGGATGTGCAGGAGGCCGCGCGGCCCGACGAAGGCGGCGCGGCCAGCCGCGACCACGATGCCGAGCCGATCGGGATCGGGCGCCATCACCGCGTCGCCCGGCCGCGCGAGGGCCGGCGCGATGGGCGGGAAGCCCGCGCTGGCCGCCATCGCTTCGAGGCTGGGCGCTGCGCGCCAGGAGGGGCGTTGCCCGGTCATGGCCTCGACGCAGGCGAGCACGAAGCGTCCGCAGTTCCAGCGCGCGTCGTCGAAGGGGCGATGCTCGGCCTCCCGCAGCACCGCAGCGAGCCGGGTCGGCCAGTCGGGGAGCCGCTTCACCGGCGCGGCAGCCTGATCTCGGCGTCCTGCAGGGCCGGCACGTACTCGAAGAAGCGGTCGCCCGGGTATTCGGCCTGCTGGTCGGCGTCGGTGTAGCGGCGCACCTCGGCGCGTTCGAGATCGACGAGGCGGCTTTCGCAGGAGAGCGTGACGCGCGGCTCCGCGCCGTCCACGACCTCCATGGTGTCCATGATGCCCGCCCAGAGCGGGAAAGGGTCGGCGACGAAGCCGCCCGCCTCGTCGAGCAGGGCGAGCCACAGCCGCGCGCTCCGCAGCCGGTAGGAGCGCTCGGAGAGAGCGATGTCGATGACCGACTGCGGGACGGGCGAGAGCGAGAGCGTCAGGCGCACGGCGCGCAGCTCGACCGTCTCCTCCACGTCGCTCATGACGCCGAGGTTCCCGATGCCTTCGAACACGCGGCCGGCCCAGGAGAGCTGCCCGAGACCCGTCCAGACCCGGAAGGGGCCGGAGGCGAAGTCGAGATCGCACAGGATGACCGGCGCGGCGACCGGGGCCGTGGCGGCGGAAGCCGCCTGATCGGTAAGCCGGGGCGTGGCGCGAATGGCCGGATCGGTCACAGGGCCTCCTCGAAGCGGCAGGAGATCGCGGTGAAGCGGCCCGGGCGCGTCGGGTTGACGCTCTCGTCGTCAGAGACGAGGCGCATGGGGGTGGTCACGTTGTTGAAGACCAGCGCCTCGCCGATGGGTGCGGCGGCGCGCAGCGGCGGCGCGATGGGGATGGTCGCCGTGCCCGCACCCGAGGCGACGATGCGCTCCGTCGCCATGTAGAGCCGCCCGCCGAGGCCGATGCAGTCGCCCGCCCCCACGGCAATCGCGTTCGGCCACCAGCCTTGCGTGATGATTTGCAGCGCGCCGCGCGGCGCTCCGGCCGCGAGCGAAGGATTGCCGGACCCGACGACCAGGCCGGTATTGTCCGTGAAGATCGTGTTGTCGGTGAAGCTGTAGGGGCCGGTCGGCACGTCGCCCTGGCTGCGCGGATCGCCCGTGCGGAACTCCCGCCGGAAGTCGCGCAGCCGGACCGTATTGACGGAGCCAGCCAGGGCCGCGAGCAGCCCTTCCAGCACGCCGGCCAGCCGGGCGTTGAGCGGGTCGAAGGTGAGGTCGGCGATCCACCGGGCGCCTTCGCGCCGCAGCACCTGGGTCTGCCGGGTGATCGGCGAGACGAAGCGCAGGGTGTTGGGTTGGAGATAGAAGACCTGCCGGGAAGGGCGAAGCTCGGCGGGCCAGGCGTATTCCGTCATCCGCGCACCGTCTCGTAGGCCGCGCCGCCGCGGCGGATGGCGTCCAGCGTCATCGCCGAAGCCTGCCGGGCGATCTGCGCCCCCATGATCCGCAGCCGCGCCTCGACGCCGGCATCCGCGCCGCGGGCGTCGATGGCGATGCTGGTGTTGATCGTGGTGCCGCCGGGCGAAGTGCCGTTCGGCAGGACGGCGCCTGCCTGCTTCGGCACGAACCATTCCGGCCCGCGCTCGCCCACGATGTAGGGCTGCCCGGCGGCGATCGGCCCGCCCTCGGCGCGGAAGAGGCCGCCGAGCCAGGAGCCGATGCCGCTGAACACGTTCCCGAAGGACAAGCCCGACAGAACGCCGTTCAGCGCATTGCCGAGCGGCTCCGTGATCGTCCGGCGCGCGATGATGCGCGCGATGTCCTGGCCGATCCCCTTGAGGATGTCGGAGAACTTCTTCCCGCGGATCACCGCGTCCTCGAAGGCCGACGAGAAGGTCAGGCCGAGTTCGCGGGCCGTGTCCGAAGTCCGGCTGGTGGCGTCGGTCAGGCGGTTCTGCGCACGCTCAAGCTCGTCCAGCGCGGCCTGGGCCTCGCGAGAGATCGTCTCGTCCGGGATCGGAAACCCGATGCTTTCGACGCGCTCGACGAGCCGACCGAGGTTTTCCATGCGGCGGGCGTAGCGCTCCTGCGCGTCCTCGTTGTTCTGGATCAGCCGCTCGCGCTCGCGCAGGATGTCGTTCGTCTCGCGCTCGGCGTCGCGGTTCTCGCGCTGCGCCGCCGTGACGCGACGGACGGAGCCTTCCAGGCGGCGCAGGGCCTCGTCGCGCTCGCGCGTCGCCAGGGCTTCCAGACGCTGCCGCTCCGCCGCGTCGATGGCGCCTGAGCTTTCGGCTTCGCGCAGGCGACGGATGCGTTCCTCGAACTCCTCCTGGATGCGGAACTCGGCTTCGAGCTTCCGGCGAAGCTCCGTGACATCCTGCTCTGCTCGACGACGACGCGCCTCGGCCGCGCGCTGCGCCGCCGCCTCCCGCTCGGCCTCGGAGCGCTCGGCGGCCTCCCGCTCCTGGCGCTCGATCTCCTCGTTCAGTTCGCGGTATTGCTGGCGAAGCTCCTCGAGACGGCGCGCGCGATCGACGCCGGCCTGGCGCTCCGCGATGCCCGTCAGCCCGCGACGGATCGTGCCGCGTCGCGGCGGCGGGCGCTCGGCCTCCTGCTCCAGGCGCCGGATTTCGGCCGCGATGGCGTCGCGCTGCGCGCGCATGTCGGCGACGCGCTCGCTCTCTGTCATCAGCCCCGCCCCGCGCCGCACGGTGTCGAGCGCCCACGCCCCGGCCGAAAGCCCTTGCGCGAGACGGCTCGACAGGCCGATCGCCTGATCCAGTCGCGCGAGGCACTGGTCGGCCGCGGCCGCCACTGCCCGAAGGCGCGTCCGACCGAAAGCGGCGCGCGGTCGAACTCCCCGTTGACGCGCTCGACCGCGCGAAGCAGCGCCGGGAACACCGTATCGGCGGTGAGCTTGCCCTCGCTCCCCATCTTGCGAAGCTCGCCGATGGAGACGCCGAGCTCGCGCGCGAGACCCTGGGCAAGGCGGGGCATCCCTTCGAGGATGCTGCGAAGCTCGTCGCCTTGCAGGACGCCGGAGGCGAGCGCCTGCGCGAGCTGCTGCGTGCTGCCCTGGATTTCCTGCGTGCTGGCGCCGGAGGAGATCGCAAGCCGTTGCAGGCCGGTGACGAGCCGGAGCACCTCTTCCGCAGTCGCGCCGATCTCGCGCGCCGCGATGGAGAAGCGGCTGAAGGTTTCGGCGCTCTCGCGCACCGCCACGCCGGTCTGCAAGGCGTCCCTGTAGAGGGCCTCATAGACCTCGCCGGCCCGCTCGACGCTGCCGAGTGCGTTCGTGAGCCGACCCATGGACGCGGCAAGCTGATCGCCGGCCGTGACCAGCGCGCGCAGACCGGCCGCCACGCCGAGGAAGGAGAGCGCGCGCGTCGCCGCATCGAGAAGCCGCAGGGACTGCGAGGCGCGATCGGCCCCGTCCTTGATGCGCTTGAGCTCGCGGTCGCCGGCCTCGCCGATCTCGCGCATGCCCTGCTTGACGCGCGCGCCGTCATCGAGCGACAGCCGGACGGAGACGCGCCGGGTGGCGTCAGCCATTCTCGCCGCCTCCATCCGCCGCCGGGGCGCGGCTGCGCCGGGCCGCCTGCCCCAGGTCCACGCCCTCGCGGAACGCCGCGATCATCTCGGCCGCCGCCCATCCGGTGACACCGGCCGCCGCGGCCAGCGCGACGGCGCCGGCCACATCGACCTCGAGCCCCGCCGGCCCGATCCTCGCCGCCGCCGTTCCCGCCCGCCAGACGGCGGCGGCTTCGGCACTGGCGGGGGCGTGGACGGCGTACGGGCATTGGATGCCGCAGTCGCGTTGCAAGCCAGCGCAGCCACGGCAGTATTCCGGGCCAACGCCGAAATGCCATTCGGCGCGGCCCCTCAGCCGTTTCCCTCGGACGCCACCGCCGCCAGCGGACGGGAAATCGCGTCCCAGAAGGAGGAGGCCATGTCGTCGAGGTCCATCAGTCGCTCGGCCGCCTCGGGCGTGAGAGGCAGCGGCTTGCCGGCCGCGTCGCCGACGCCCTCCCAGGCGGTGATGGCGTGCCGGGCGAGGCCCTTGCAGAGCAGCGCGAAGGCGAGCCCGCGCGCGAGGTCGGGATCGAGATCGGGATCGGCGGCGCGCATGGCGCCGAGGCGGCGTGCCGCCGCGGCCTGGGCCGCCGCCATGATGGCGGTGTCCACGGGCCTGATCTCGACCCGCACGCCGCGCGCGAGGTCGATCCAGTACGGCTCGGTCGGGAGGTCGAGGGTGAGCATAGGAGGTCTCCGGACTTGAAATGCACCCCCGCCATGTCAAAGTCTGACATGGCACGAGCACGAGGACGGAATGCCGAATGTCAGCCTGACGCCCGAGCTCGAAGGCTTTGCGGAGCGCTGCGTGGCCTCTGGGCGCTATGGCAGTGTGAGCGAGGTCATGCGCGCGGCGTTGCGATTGCTGCAGCACCAGGAGGAGAGGCGCGCGGCTTTCACGCGCATGCTCGAAGCCGCGGAGCGCGAGGCTGACGAGACGGGCTGGTTCGAGGTCGAGCAGGTCGCCGGCGAAATGGACGCGATCATCGCCGAGGCGGAAGCCAAGCGGGCTCGGAAGCACGCCCGCTGAGCTCGGCGCCCCCACGCCCGGCCATCCTGTCGGCCCAGGCACGTCGCGACCTCGCCGAAGCAGCGGCGTTCATTGCCGACGACAATCCGGCAGCGGCGCGGCGGCTTCGCGAGCAGGTCGTGGCCGCCGCCCTTCGCATCGGGACCTATCCGCAGATGGGCGTCAGGCGCCCTGCCTTGGCGCCCGAGGATGTGCGTTTCCTCGTCGTGCCGGATTTCCAGTTTGTGATCGTCTATCGGGCGACGGCGACGCCGCCACGGATCCTGCGGGTGCTGCACGGGGCCCGCGATCCGCAGGACGCGCTGTGTGGCATGTTTGGCGAGACGTGATCCTCACGAATAGACCGTGCCGGCCTGATCGTTCCTGAGCGCCACGGTCATCATGCGGGTGGCGGTGGCGTTGAATGCCGCGCGGAACTCGAAGCTCGCCTCCACCCCGGCCGGCCCCTCGATCGGGGTCCTGGCCAGCGCCAGGTAGACCTCGTGCAGGGTGAAGGTCAGGCTGCGGTTGGCGTTGATCGTGTAGGCCAGGGCGAACTCCGCTGCCGTGCCGTCCTGGGCCTGGGTCAGAAGCGTCGTGTTCTCGAAGCGGACCGTGATCTGGCCCGTCGCCTGGCAGATGCCCGGATCAACGCCCTCGATGCGGCGGTCGGCGCGGATCGTGCGCACGGCCTCCATGTTGTTCGTGAAGGACAGCCGCGCGGCCGTGACCTGAGCCAGCGGCGCCGCGTTGCGCTGGATGCTCCCCTGCGCCTTGTTGAACAGGGTGATGGTCGCGCTCGTCGGCGTGCCGGCGCCGGTCGTGCCGGCGCGCACGCTGCCCTGCGCCATCAGGCCGAAGATCGCCGTCGCGGGGCCGGTCGGCGAGAAGTCGATTTCGAGGCTGTTCGCCCGGACGCCTGTGCACACCTCGAAGCTCGGCACGTCCGGATAGGCGATCTCGATGGCATTCGAGGGCAGCGTCGCGGCGCCGGACCCGAAGGTATGGATGAAGTTCGGCGAGGTGCCGGTCGTCGTCGGAGCGCCGAGCAGCAGCCGCAGCCAGTGGCCGATGTTGATCTGATCGACGGGCACGACCGCCTGCCCCTGCACGGTGACGGTATCGAGGAAGGGCGCCGCCGCGTCGCGGTTGTTGCCCGCGCCGATGATCGCGTTGTCGAGCAGCGGCTGCTCGGCGCCGAGGTCCACCGAGAGGAAGGGCATGCGCCGCCAGTTGCCGCCGGGCGCGGTGCCATAGACCGTCTCCGGGAACATGTGGACGCGGCAGTTGGCGCCGATCGCGCGGGGCATGGGGAACCTCCCTGTGTCAGGACAGCGGCGTCGCCGCCACGGTGAAGAAGAGCGAGACGGGCATCAGCGCCGATCGCGCGGCGGCTGCGCCCTCGAAGGTCACGTCCTCGAAGTCGGCAGCGCCCGGCTCGGCCCATTCGACCGCACCGCCAAGGGTGCGGTGCGCGGCGATGCCCGCGGCCACGTCCATCAGCAGCGCATCGAGCAGAGCGACCCGCGCGGCTGGCGTCGCCCCGGTCACGATGATCTCGACCTCGGCCGCATGCCGGACGGCATAGGAGAGCGGGGAGAGAATCGGCGTCTCCTCGACAGTCTCGCCATCGCGGATCACCACGATCCCGCCGGGCGGGATGCGCTGCGGCACGGTCTCGCCGCGCAGCACCAGGGGCGCGGGATTGCGGAGGGCCAGCACCGTCTGCAACCGGGCGTGCAGCGCCGCGATGGCGGTCTCGCGCGTGCTCATGCGGCGATCCTCCCGCTCTCGCGCTCCCATGCCGCGACGAAGCGCCTGGGCAGGCGTCGCAGCGCGCGCTCGGCGGTGCCGGCGACATCCAACCGCTTGGCGAGCTTGACCTGCGGCAGCAGCATGAACATCGGCACGAAGCCCTGGGCGAGCAGCGATTGCTGCCACGCCGCTGCCCCCTTGCGGCGGGAGCTGGCGACCGGAGCAAGCCCGCCGGCGATCAGCGGCGCGCGGCCGCGCCCCGTGCGCTCCCCCTGCCGCACCGGCAGGCACCACACGAAGCCTCGCCCCGACTTGAACGGCCGGAGAAACCCTTGCCGCGAGGCGACCATCTGCGGCGGGCTGACCCGGGCCTTGGCGCCGCGCCGCCTGCCTTGCCGGTTGAAGCCGGTCGGGATGGCCAGGAACTTCCCTCCGCCCTTCGGGCGGATCAGCGCGCCGCGCTCGAAGGCGTCGATCACGTCCGGCACCTTGGTCCAGACAAGCCCGGCCGGGCGCAGCGACTCCCCCGAGGTCGGAAACACCCGCGCGCGCCAGGCGTTCGCCACCCCGCGCGCGTTGCCGCCGAAGGCCGGCATCACCTGCTGTCGCAGCTCCTGCCTGGCCTGCTCCGTCTCGGCGCGGATCGCGGCCATCGCCGCCCGCTCCCCGGCGCGCACCTCCTCGGCCAGCAGACGGCGCAGATCGCCGGTCAGGCTGGCGGCGAGCCTCACGGTGCAGGCCCGCCCGGCGGCAGGCCGCTGCGGTGGCGCAGGATCGCCACCGCGAGGTCGTGCAGCGCCGCCTGGCCGAGATAGCCGAACACGAAGGCGAACAGGAACCGCCCGTATTCGTTGAACTCGAGCAACCCGGCCAGCGCGTAGCCGGCGCTGCCGACCAGCGCGGCCGACGGCACCTCCCAGGCCAGGCGCCAGCCGAGGCGTCGCCGCTCGGGGTGGTTCCAGCGGACGAAGCCCCCGGCGAGGCCGGCGGCGGCGCCCATGGCGAGCTCGACCGCCACCAGCCAGAGGCTCGGGCTGTTCTGCGGCATGGCGGTGGTCCTATCGCTGGCAGAGGACGCGCCAGGCGGTGCCGGTGGCGTCGCGCTCGGCCTGGGTGACGGTAAGCAGCTCGTCGCCGAGGGCGAAGCTGTCGCCGGGGGCGAGGTCGGGGAGCGCAGCGATGGCGACGGCGAGCACGTCGGTCGCCTGGAGCAGGCTGGTGTCGAAGGTGCCGGCGACGCGATCGGGCGAGGAGCGCAGCACGCGCACCGGCACCGCTGGCCCGCTGCCGCCCTGGCGGTAGAGCGCCGCCGCGCCGAGATGGGGATCGGCGAGCAGCGCCGCCATGGCCGCGGTGAAGGCGGTCATGCGCCCGCCATGGCGAGCGCCGCGGCCCGCACCTCCCCCAAGCGGCGGCTCCAGCCCCGGCCGAAATCGCGCCATGTGTCGAGCCCGCGCAGGAAGTCCAGGCGCAGGCGGCAGGCGTGGGTGATCACCGCCGCCCGGTCATTCGCGCCGCGCGCTGCGCGCAGCGTCCGCGGGCCGATCACCCCATCAGCCGTGACGCCAAGCGCCTGCTGCAGCCACAGCGCCGCCCGGCGCCGGCCGCTGAGCACCGCGGCGTCGAACGCGACGAGGTCGATGCCGGCCGGCAGCTCGTCGCCATGCACGGCGTTCCAGTAGTGCGCACGGTAGATCGCCCGCGCCTCCGCCTCGGTCAGCGCGCGGACGTCTTCGCAGCTCACCGGCTCCCGCCGCCAGCCTTCCAGCGTGCGCCGGGTGATGCCGCGGTTGGTGCAGCCGCCCGGGTCACGCGGAAGGTCGGCATAGCCGCCCTCGTGGCGCAGCACCTCGGCCACGCAGGCGGCAAAGCGTTCGGGCCGCGGCATCATGCGCCTGCCGCCGGCACGCGGGCGAGCATGACGCGCAGGGTGGGATCGGCGCCGGCGGCGGCGACGGTGCACAGCCCGACCTGGAAGTTGCCGCTGGCGGTGGTGGTGATGCGGCGGTTGGTGTTGTCCCAGAACACGCGCGCGCCCTGGGTGATGGCCAACGCAGGCTCCTTCGGGAGTTCGAACTCGCCGCGGGTTTCGCATTCGACCGGCGTGTTCTGCGCGGCGTCGGAGGCCGCCACACCGAAGAAGGCGCCGACCAGGAGGCCCTGGCCGGCGAGGATGCCGCCCGGGTAGGGCACGAGCATCGGGATGGAGCGCGCGTCGGGGCGAAGGCAGTTGCGCATGGGGAGGGTCTCCTCAAGAGCGTAGAGCGGCGAGACGAGGGTGCGGGGTCGTTGCCGCGGGCGACCCTCGCGTGTACACTCCATGTGGTCACGGAGGGGGGCATGCCTGACGAAGCCAAGGTGAGCGTGCGCGAGTTGCGCGGCCGGCTTTCCGAACACCTGCGGAGCGTGCAACGCGGGCAGTCGGTGCTGGTCACCTCGCATGGGGAGCCGGTGGCCCGCCTGGTGCCGGTGGAGCGCCCGGCCGCTGCGCCGCGGCCGTTCGGCTTCATGAAGGGGCGGATCCGCATGGCGCCGGATTTCCGGGAAACGCCGCCGGATGTCCTGGCCGCGATGGAGGCCGACCCCTTCCCGCCGCGTCGCCGCGGCCCGGCCGCGTGAGGCTGCTGCTCGACACCCATGTGCTGCTGTGGTTCGCGGCCGGCGACGATCAGCTCGGGCGCAAGGCCCGCGCGGCGATCGCCGACCCCGCCAACACGGTGCTGGTCAGCGTCGTCTCCTTCTGGGAGGCGGCGATCAAGGTGCGGATCGGCAAGCTCGACGTCGACGTTTCCGCGCTGATCCAGGACAGCGTGCGCGCCGGGTTCGATCTGCTGGACCTGACGCCCGGGCATGTCGAGCGGCTGCTGCTGCTGCCGTCCTCCGACCGGCATCGCGACCCGTTCGACCAGCTCCTCCTCGCTCAGGCAGCGGCCGAGAACGCGACTTTCGTGACCGATGACGGGCACGCCAGGCGCTATGGCGTGCCCATCCTGCGGTCGAGATGATCACGTCCCCGGATTGAACCACGCGCCGCGCCAGTCGATGGCGCCGACGCCGAAGTCGAAGATCACGCTGACCTCGACGCCGTCGACGCCCGAGACCGGGCCGGTGGTGACCTGCGGTCCCTCCGCCCCGTTCAGGTAGCCGTAGACGTAGACCGGCGCCGAGAGCGGATCGGAGAACAGGTACCAGCGGTTGTTCTGGATCAGCGGCTCGACCAGCGGCTGCACGAAGCCCGCGAAGACGTTCGCGTTGCCGATCTGGTTGGCGGCGACGCTGACGGTGAGCTGCCGCGCCGCGAGCTCCTGGCTCGGGCCGACCAGGAGGCGCATGGTGCTGCCGATCGAGATGGGCAGCCCGTCGAGCGTGCGCTGGCGCATGATGGCGGCGCGGCCGATGGCGAGGTTCGGCAGGTCGAGGGCGGAGCCTGCGCCGGCCTTGTTCGCGCGCCCCGCGCCGGTGCCGAACACCGTCGCGTTGCCGGTGGTGAGCGTCGGGCCGTCCCCATTGCCGCTGTTCAGCAGCTGGTAGGCCGTCGCGTTCTCGAACTCGGCGACGCGGCGGCCGATCGCCGCGGCGAAGTCGGTGAAGGCGCCGAGGTCGTCGTTGACCAGCATCGGTCGCGTCACGCGGATGCGCCGCGCGAAGGTCTGCAGCAGCACGATCTCCTGGCTCTCGGACATGGTGCCGACCTGGATCTCGCCGTTCTCGGCGAGCGGCAGCAGCGTCGGGAAGTCGCCGATGCGCAGGTGCCGGTGCGGCTTGAAGTCGCGGAAGTCGCGGCGGAGGAAGATCTGCCGGTAGGTCGGCTGCGCCGGCTGATAGGCGGCGAGCAGCATCTTGTTGGCCGCGGCCGAGAGCAGCGCCGGGAAGTCGCTCGTGGTGTGGAAGGCGCGCTCGGCGAGCAGCGTCGGGTTGCGCGGCGGGTTGCGATCGCCGCGGCGCGCAGCAGCTCGCCGATCATGTCGGAGGGCCGCCAGCCCATGAACTCGGCGTGGCGGCCGGAGCCCTGCGGCTGGTAGCCCGGCATGGAGCGGGCGGCGAGCGCCTCGGCCATGGCGTCGAGCAGCTGCGCCGGATCATCGTGGCCGGGGCCGCTCTCCGGGCGGGCCGGGAGCGTCGGGCGGGCCGTCTGCGCCTGGGTGAAGGCCTCCCACAGCCGGGCGCGCAGCACCTCGGAGCTGGCGCGATCGCGCATCGCCGCCTGGCGCAGCGCGTCGATGGTGTCGGCGGGGAGCAGGCCGCGCGCGGCGGCGAGCACCGGCTCGTAGCTGGCGATGCGCTCGGCGACGGCGCGCTCGGCCTCGGCGCGGATCGCGTCGAGGTCGATCGGCGGGGTGGCCGGCGCGGGCGCGGCGCGGGTGGGCTCGGGCTGTGCGGCCGGCGCAGGGCTGGGCGTGGTGGTCACGGTGGTCTCCTGGGGCGGGATGGGCGGCGCAGACGGCGCCGGCGCGGCCGGGGTCTCCGGCGTCGTCTCGGGCATGGTGGGTTCCTCGTCAGGCAGGGCGGGTTCGATCGCCGGCGCGGAGAGGCCCTGCTCCCCCTGCGCGCGGACTGCGGCGTCACGATCTACCGGGACCGGTACGACGGAGATCTCGAAGGGCTCCCAATCCACCGCGCGGTGGACGGTCTCGCCGGTCGCGGCGTCCGGCCGCGGCTCGTAGCGGTGCACGCGATAGCCGACGCTCACCGCGCGCAGAGTGCCGTCGGCGATGCGCTGCCAGACCGGCTCCACATCGGCGGCGGTGCTGAACTGCAGCGTGGCGTAACCGCGGCCGCGCTCGAGGCGGGCGGCCGTGACGCGGCCAAGGACGTCGCGGGCATCGCCGCGCCGATGCGTGTTCAGCACCGGGGCCTGGCCCGAGCGCAGCGCGTCCATGCGCACCGCGTTCGGCGACATCTCCAGTTCCTCGGTGATGAGGCCGAGGGCGGGGACGAAGTTGCGGGCCCGCGCGCCGGTCGACCACACCACCTCGACGGTGCGCGCGGCACGATCGACGGTGGCCGGGGCCGCCAGCGCGCGCTGCGCCACGATCGGCATGGCAGGGGCATCCGGCGCGGGGTCGCCCCCGCCTGGCTCGGTCGTCTCGCTCATGTGGATAAGCCTGTGGCTAAGCGCGGGAAAAGCTGTGGACGACGGCCGTCACGGCGCGGCGTAGCCCTGCGCGTTGACGTAGACCTGCGCGCCGGTGGTCAGGCAGGCGAAGTTCACCGCCGTCGCCGCCGTGCCCCGCAGCGGCGTCGGGAAGGTGATGTCGACGGGTGAGGCCATCGCTGCTGGCAGCAGCTGCCGCCAGATCACCGTCGCCCCGTCCTTGATCACCACCTCCGTCGCCACCGTGGCGTGGGCGTTCCGCAGGTCGATCGAGGTCACATAGTTCCGGATGCCGGCGGCGGCCGCGGCCTTCAGCACCACGTCGGCTGTGCCGGTGATCCCGCCCGCGGCGCCGGCGTACTGCCAGTCCGCCTCCGGGATCGAAAAGGGCTTGTTGACCAGCGCGCCGATCAGCGTTGCCAAGAGGTCGATGCCGCGGCCGGTGGTCACCGCCGTGGGGTTGGCCGCCAGTCCCGTGGCGACCAGCACCGGCAGAGCGCCGTTCGTGTTGCGCGCCTGGCCGCCCACTGCCGTCAGCGTCGGCGCGACATTGCTCAGCACGTTCACCCCGAGCCCCTGGCCGGCGACCGACTGGCCGCGGCCGGCGGTGATCTCGGTGGTGAGCTCGGCGTAGTCGGCGATGGTGACGAACTGCACCTTCACGTCGGTGCTCGACGCCGGCGCCAGGTTGCGCGAGACCGAGGCCCAGCCGGTGTTCAGGTAGGCGCCGGAGAAGGTCGAGCCGACCAGGTCGAAGCTGTTCGCGTCGATGACCGTGATGGTGAAGGTGCCGTTCGCCCCCGGCACGCCGGAGACGTCCGCCACCGTCACCACGTCGTTCGTCGCGAAGCCATGCGCGGCGCGGGTAATCCGCACCAGACCGGAGCCGTTGTTGGCGACCGCCGAGATGCCGTTGATGAACTGCCGGTTCCGCACCCGGATCCGGAAGCGGTAGAGCGCATTCGGCTCCGGGATCTGCTGGTGGCGGACATAGGAGTTGGAGCGCGCCGCGGTGGTGTCGATCTGCCGGCCGTGGAACCAGCA